TTACTACCGGGAGATGGTGGAAATAATGAAGCTGACTGTTAATAGGATTGTAAAAAATTGGGATGGCGCATCCAAAATAAAGTATACAACAACCGGGTTTGTAGAGAATTCCATGGGTCCCGGTAGAAGATTTGCCAAACAAAATATAGATAATAAACTTTGGGAAGATGCTTTTAAACAATTTAATTTAACAAACATAAAGAAAGATCCTTTTTATGGAAATATATTAATGAATCACTACAAAGACGATGCGTTTACACATATACATCAAGACGAAAGTCAAGAAGGTCATGTTCATGTAAGAACAAATGTTATGTTAAAGAAACCTGAAGAAGGTGGAGATATTATTATAGACGATAATACATATCAAATAGAAGTCAATGATTTATGGCTAGTGTTAGCTTCTATGGAAAAACATGGATCGACACCTATAAAAAATGGAGAACGACTATTATTTTCTTTTGGAGCCAGTGTACCAGAAAAAGAAGTAGAAAAGATATTACAATGTACAAAGTAATAGATAATTTTTTAAACAAAAATGATTTTTTAAATATAAAAAGATTAATTGCAGATAGTTCAGATTTTCCTTGGTACTATTCACCTGAAATAAACAAACACGAAAACTCATATAAATGTTATTTTACACACGTTTTATTTAGTGGAGTTACTCTTAATAAATCAGAGTATTTTAAAGTTATCGAGCCATTAGTAAAAGCAATTAACCCATCTGCTTTTATAAGAATTAAATGTAATCTGTATACGGCAACAGAAAAATTAATTACTCACGCTAGTCACACAGACTATTCATATAAACATCAAGGAGCATTGTTTTGTCTAAACAACTGTGATGGTGGTACGATTATGGAAGATGACAAATTAATACAAGCGGTGGAAAATAGAATTATATTTTTTGATCCATCTACTCCACATGCTAGCACAACGACGACCAACGCTAAATCTAGAGTTAATATCAATCTTAATTATTTTAAATGACAGCTTTTACTCAAACTATAGAAGTACTTCAAAAAGCAACTCCTACACAAAGAAAAAGAGAACTGTGGGATGTAGAAGGAATAATAAAAGGTAGGTCTAATCAACCTTTTAAGTTTGATTTACGACCACTAAAGAATAACGCTAAAGCTGGATCCTGGAAAACAAAGGCAGATAAAATGGTTTTTGATATAAAAGATCAGTTTATTATAGTAGATGTTGAAGAGCTTCATGATTATTTAAAAGATAAAAAGCTTAAAAAGGTCTTTTTGGAGGAGTTGATCTCTGACCTAGAGTGGAATATAATACTACCAAAAAATTAAAAACCCTATATAATACGAGGCTTATGTTACAGAAGCTTAACTTTAAACCCGGATTTAACAAACAAGCAACAGACTCAGGGGCCGAAGGGCAGTGGGTAGACGGCGATTTTGTTAGATTTAGATATGGACTACCAGAAAAAATAGGTGGTTGGGAACAGCTAACTGTAGCTCAAGAAACATTGCCTGGAGTGGCTCGTGCTCAACATGCCTTTACCAGTTTCCAAGGAGAAAAATATGTAGCTATAGGAACGTCTCAAGGACTGTTTTTATATTACGAAGAAGGTTTTTACGACATTACTCCACTAGCAGCTCAGATATCTGGATCAGCTACTTTCGACACTGTGGATGGATCTACGACTGTTACTGTTAATTTGACCAGTCATGGTCTTAGCGCTGGTCGATATATTGTTTTTAATAGTATGTCTTCTACTCCAAACGGATTTAGTTCATCAACTACTTTCACTGATGGAGCTTTTGAAATTAGAAATGTTACTAATAACACTTTTGATATTACAACACCTATCGCTGCTGTTGCACCTGGAGGGACCGGTACAGGATCAGCAACGGTTAAACCATACGAATTAGTTGGTCCAACTTTTCAAACTAAAGGATATGGATGGGGCACATACCTATGGGGTGATTCTACATGGGGCACAGCTAGAACGGTAAGCAACGTGACTCTGGATCCAGGAAACTGGAGCCTTGATAACTTTGGAGAAGTTTTAGTTGCAACTGTTTTCAATGGCAAAACATTTACTTGGGACGCTGGAGCTGCTTCACCTAGAGCGGTGCGAGCATCCACAACCACAACTAACTTTAATACTACCAACAACCCTACAGCCACTAGAATTACTCTCGTATCAGATCGAGATAGACACTTATTTCATTTTGGAACGGAAACAACTATTGGTGATTCTACTACACAAGATCCGATGTTTGTCCGTTTCTCTAATCAAGAAGACTTAAATACTTATGCACCAACAGCAACCAATACAGCTGGGACCTTTAGACTGGATACAGGAAACAGGATTATGGCTGCTATACAAGGTAAAGATTATGTCTTCTGTTTGACAGATCAAGCAGCGTATGTAATTCAATTTGTAGGTCCGCCGTTTACTTTCTCTGTAAGACAGGTAGGTACAAACTGTGGATGCATAGCTCAACACGCTGTGTCTTACGCTAACGGAGCTGTGTGGTGGATGTCAGCTGAGGGAGGATTCTTTGTATTTGATGGTACCGTTAAATCGTTGGATTGTTTAGTTGAAGACTTTGTATTTAGCACAGACGGCGATAACTTAGGTGTTAACTATGGCGCTGCAGATACAGTATATTCATCACCAAATGCTTTGTTTACAGAAATTAATTGGTTTTACCCTAAGTCTGGATCAGAACAAATTGACAGATGTGTAACATATAATTACACAGAAAATGTATTTACAACCTCTTCTCTTTCAAGATCCACGTATCAAGATCAGGGAGTATATAGCGTTCCGTATGCTACAGAATACAATACAGCTAATACCCCAGTTTTTTCAGCTATCAGTGGTTTAACTAATCTATACGGAGCTTCTATTTATTATGCACATGAAGTAGGTGACGACCAGGTTAATAGCTCTGGAACTACGTCTATTGATGCGTTTATCAAATCTGGAGATTGGGACATTACATCTAGAAGAAGTCCACTAGGACAGATGACAGGGCTAGCTGACTATAG